TGGATCAATTCGTGGAGCAGCACTTCGACGAAGTCCACGCCGACGAGCTTCTCGCTGACGCGGATCGTGGCCGTCTCGTCGTTGCAGTCGCCCAGGCGGTCGGAGGGCACGCGGCAGACGCGGATCTTCCACTTCTTCTGACCGATGTGGACCGTGGCCGTGCGCTTCGCCATGCTCGCCTCCGCGGTCAATCGTGACGGTGGGGACGGTCACCCCGGCGGGGGTGTGGCGGCTGTGGCTTCCGCCCTGGCGGTTTCGATGGCGCGGCCGACCATGATGCGAGCCGCGGTGGCGAGAAACGGCAGACCCTTGGCGGCGGCGGCTTCTCGGAGGTGTTCGACGATCTCTTCGATCCGCTTCCAGCACTCGTCCGGCCCCCAGGCGTCCATCTGGGCGGCGAAGGAATCGCACCCGCAGGAGCCGTCGTCGCGGATGCCCCACCATGCCAGCGAGCGGCGGAGTTGGCAGCCGGGGGCACAGGGCGTCGGCAGCGGCTTGCGGCATTGACGGATCGCCCCGCGGACCTTCGACACGAAGCCGCACCGCTGGCAGGTGGCGTCGGGTGCGGAGAGGTCGCAGCGGCTCATGCTGTCACCGACCAATCAAATGTTCCAACGGATGTCGTTCCGCCCAGCGTAAAAAGATTCGCCCCTGTGCCTGAAAACAACGACCCAGTTCCGCAATAGCTCCACGTTGCGCTGGACGGTCTTGAAATACTAAACCTTCGGACATTACACACACCGCTTCCGTCACGCCAGACGAAATACCCACTGATGTTTTGTTCGTCCGCTGACACTACAGTCGGAACGTTTTGATTGATGCTAAATATGTCCTGTATGCCTCCGAGCGTTTCTAGTTTTGTGCATCCAGTATCCACGTATCCGTAATATGACGTACACAAGTTTGGAACTCGTCCAATGACGTAAGACCCTTGTACTGCTGATGTAGTTGCGTTACTCACGTTGAAATACACAGACGACGGCGGCGGACTTCCGCTGCACACCGTCGCGCACGGCGTCCCCTCCTCATAGCACTCCCGCACGATGCCAAGCAGAACGTGAACTCTCGGCTGTACGTTCCATTCAATTCGTGCCTGGATTGATATTTGCGTATTGTCGCACGTGGCGACCCCTCCGTAAGTTCCTGCTTGAGAACGCGGATCACCGCTTGATGAAAGAGGAATCCCGCCAACGAACTCGTAGTACTCTCCTGGGTTAAGAATTACTTCCCCGCCCAGGATGGCAAACTGCCCCGCCAAGCACGTAATTCTTACCCTGTTGTCGGTCAGTGCCGCCGACGCTGGCGGGTCGGAAGAAGTGAATGTGTTACGCCAAAACGACACGGTCAACGAGCATGGAAATCTTGTCTGAACACTGTCAAGAAAGAACGCCCCGCCGACTTGTTGATAGTACGGCCCGCTGCCTGACATTCCATTCAAGTCGGCGTCGAAGTTTCCAATTGCCGTCAGGTAGCCGTCTGTGAGCCGCCCAGATACCGCGCCTTCGTCACCAATCTCTGGAGAGAATCCGCGGCCCACCACTTGGAACGCCGCGCCGCTGTGTGGATTCTGGCACGTGCGAGAGCATGGATCGCACACTCCGCACGTGCATTGCTGGCAGCCGCCTTTTCCTCCGAGCAGCATCAGACGCACTCCGTCCAGTGAAGGTGCCACGTCGAATCGATCAACTCGCAGCCAACCCAGTAGCCGCCGGTTGGTCCGGTGACGTTCTGCGCCCTGTTGATCGCCACGAACGTTGATCCCGTCACGACGGCCCCGGCACCGCTGTACTGCTGAACGCTTGCCGTCGCGCCCTTTGTCCATGTCCCGCTGACCTTCCCGAGCCGGATGCCGGCCGCCCCTGCCGCACCGAATCGCACGATCGCCCACTTGTTCGCCCCGGTGCCGCTCTCCTTCCAGAGGATCGTCGCTTCCCCGCTCGAGGCCGAAGAGAGCTGCGTCAGGTCGCCGTCCTTCGCCGTGGCAAACGTGTCGGACTCGCTGACGACGTTGATTTTGGCCTGCACCACCCCCGCCACCGCCACTCTGCCGATCTTCCCGGCCGCGATCGGCTCGACCGCGACCACGAACGACGAGCCGCCAGTCGGCAATCCGCCGCTCAGCACCGGCTGATCCTGAAACTGCTGCGTAGCGTTGCCGGTGGCCCCGCTCGGCGTGAAGACGACGCCGGCGACGGAGAGGACGCCCCAGCGGTTGACGGTGCCGGTGGTGCTGTTCTGTGCCAGGATTCCCGTGTAAGCCGGCGGGCCTGCGGACGGGCCATCTGCCACCCCGTCAGCGCCCTGGCCTAGCACCTTGTCTGCGGCGTCCTGCGCACGGTTCCACGCGCGGGCACTGATCTGCCCGCGGATCGGACCTGGCTCGATGCGTCCCGGTCTGCCTTTTTCGCTCATGCCACGCCGATCTTGAGCTGGGAGAAGTCGCCGTCTTGGTAGACGCGATTGACGTAGACCGCAATCGGCTGCCGGGTGATCTGATTCTTTGAGGTGTCGGCTACGGTGGCGTACCGCACCCAGAGGTATTCGTGACCGCCCTTGGCGATGTTGTTGATGTCGCCGACCTTGAGCGGCAGCAGCGTCTTACCGTCGCCGGCACTCGGTGAAGCCACGAACTTGAACGTGATCGTCCCCGGTCCGTTGCCACGCTGCTCGTCCCATTCGTGCGAGCCGCTAGCCCCAACGAACAGCACCTCGCCGGCCTTGAATCCGCGGAAGGCTGCGTTGTTGACGGTCCCAGTCAGTTCTCCGAGCTTGCGGATGTAGGCGTCGGTCAGGACCGACAGCGGCACGTCGTAGGACTCTTGGAACTGGAACGACGGGACGACGATGTCCACGCCGTTGACGCCGTTGTCATCGACGTTGATCGCCCCCTTCATGGTCGCGCCGTCGTCGAGCCCGGAAGGACCGTAGACCTTCTCGCCGGTGTCGGTCACCGCACCGAAGGAGTTCTTCACCTGCAAGGCGTTGGTGATGTGCTGCGTTCCGCCGCTGGTGTCGAACGATCGAGCCCGCTTGAGCGGTGCCGTCTGCGTTGCGTCGTCGGCACCAATCTTCTCGTAGTTGATCGTAACCTTCCACGAGTCGTCGCCCTGGTACTCGACGCCGTAGGACTCCGCCCGCAGCTTCACGGTCGGCTGGCCGGGGTACTGCCAGTATGGGTAACTCGTCGAGATTGCCACGTTGGCAGCGGCGTGGAGAGTGTCTTCGTTCGTGGTGCCGAAGACGTTGAAAACGCGGGTACGGGTGCTCGCGTCCTTCCGTCCAAGACGGTAGATCGTTGCCGACCTCGAGCTGCTGTCTTCCACCCAAGTCAGAGCCATTCAGCACCTCACGCGATGATCTCACCGCTGGCAATTTTCTCAAGCAACTTCGTCTGCTTCATCGATTCGTCGAGCTGTAGCTTCTGCACGTTCCCGCCCGCCATCTGCCCGACTCCGAACGCCGAGAATGTGCCGGCGATGCTCGTGCTCATCTTCGGAGCCGACCCGCCCGAGATTGACGCCGGGGCGGATGTCTGGGCGACCTTCTCGTTGAGAGTGGTCTTGGCCTGCTCGACCGCTGCCATGCGGTCGGCGGCACGCTGGCGGTTGGCGTCTTCGCGGCCCGCTATTCGCTTGTCAAGGTCCGACATCGCCGCGGACTGCCGATCCTTGGCAGCCTGCGACTCGGTGGCGTTGGTTCCGATCGCCTCATTCATGCGAGCGGCAAGGCCGGGACGATCCTTGCCGCGCTGATCGGCCCTCGACTGGTTTTCCTTGTCGATGGCGTCGAGCTTGCTTTGCGTGTCGGTCGCGCCTTGCAGGAAGCCGGTGATCCGAATCCATGCCTTTTGGATGTTGCCGATCATCATGTCGAATGTCGCCATCACGCCGTTCGCCAGCTCGTCGAAGATGCCCATCACGACCGCCGAGACTTTGCGGACAGCGTTTCCGGCATCGGTGGACAGCAAGTCGAGCCCGCTCACGACGTACGTGCCGAGCACGTCGAAGGTGTTTTGGATCAGACTCACCCACGGATCGATTACCCCCATGATCGCCGCCTGCCCGCGGAGCCACGCCGCCTGCACGCCCGACCAGAGGATGTCGATCGCCCCGGCAATGTCTCCGGCCGCGATCGAGTTGTAAACGCCGGTGATCGTCGTTGACGTTGTCTCGCCGAGGTCGGCAAGCAGCGCCTTCGCGTCGTTAATCGGCCCGTCGAACGAGCCCCGCAGCGAGCCGGCCATCTTCGCCAGATCGACGCCGGCCACGTTGGCCGCGACCGCGATGCCCCCGAGAACGGCGGCAATCGCCAGCACCGGGCCGCTGGTGGCGATCGTGATAAGAGCGCCGGCAAGCGTGCCGATGATCTTCACCAGCGAGAGAATCGGCCCGCCGATGTTCCCGGCCACGCGGGAGACGATCGACAGACCCTCGCCGAACGTGAACAGCAGCGTACCGACGCCGACCAGAGCCCCGCCAACGGCGAGCACCTGGCGGACGAGTTCTTCGTTCTCGCGGACGAACCGGGCTGCCGCTTCCGCCATGCCGGCAATCGCGTTCGACGCCCCGACAACGGCCGGGGCGACGGCCTTGCCGACGGCCTCACCGAGCGAGACGAGCGAGGCTTGAGCCCGAAGGACTTCGGCGTTCTGACTGGCGAAGGCCGTGCCGGCCGCCATGATCGGCCCGGCAATCGCCGAACCGGCCACAGCCATCGTCTTGCCGACGCTCGCCATCCCGCTGCCAAGGTTGCCGATCTGCGTGTTGACGATCCGCAGGGCGTTCAACAACTTCGACGGATTCGCACCGATCTCGACGTAGACCTGACCGCCGCGGACTGCTGATGCTGACATCTGTCATCCTCCGGCGTGGCCGAATAGCTCTTCGAGGTCGGCTTGGGTCGCTTCTCTCTTCGGTGTCGGTCTGGCCTTCGTGAAAGGGTTGAACTTCGCGGCCTCGACTGGCGGCTTACCTTGGCCCCGATTCGCGTTGTAAAACTGCGCCAACTGCTGTGCCGTGTGCCACCAGTCGGACTCAAGCCGAGCATCGCGGGCCGCCATTAACTCTCGGAGAGTGCGGTTGTCGGGATCGAGTCCGGTGATGCCGGCACACTCCCAGACGACGGCCCAGGAGTCCGCAGAGCCGCCTCCGCCTGCTTTGTCACCTCGTCGGCCAGCTCCGTCATCCGAGCCGCCAGCGAGGTCACCACGCCGCGGAGGCGCGGGGGGAAAAAAGAGACAAGCTCCTCCTCGACTGCCAGCCCTCCTTGTTCAAGCGACTCGCCGCGGAGAGCGTCAAGGAACTCTTCTTTCGTGAGCCCTGCCTTCTCGATCGCCGGCAGCAGGATCGCGTACAGCGTCTCGCCGAGAGCGGAGAAGTTCGACCGCAGAACCTGAAACGTCCTGGCGATCTCGCCGGCGTCGATCAAGTCGAACGGCACCGCCTCGGTCGGGGCCTGCTCGTCGGCCGTCTTCGGCGGCAGCACCACGCGGACCAAGTCCTTCACGCGAGCGGCCGACGACACCGTCAGCGAGACGTACCACGGCCTGCCCTTGTCATCTCGGAACTCTTTCACGTGCGCAATCCTGTTTGGGTCTTCGTCATCTGAATCGACCAGACGCGGACATCGTCCAGCGGCTGGGAATCCGAGACGTTGGCGACGACCGCCGTGAACGAGTACCCGGCGGTCACAACAGCGATCTCCGTTCCGGCAATGGCTGCCGCGACGGCGGTCGTTGCCGCGGCGTCGTCGATTGTGTCGATCGTGATCGACACGCTGTACCCGGTGTGGTACGAGAACGAGTGCCGGCTTCCGAAGGGCGTGATCTCTCGCGTGGTGCCAGCAACGCTGACCTGCACATCGCGGACGCCGGACACGGTCACGCCGTCCCACGTCACGACAACGTCACGCCCGAGAGAGATCGCCATGCCGCCCCCTCATGGTCAGGAGGTCTTCTTGGCCGTCAGAGTGAACGTCACCGGCCCGTCGAGCGGACGGTTTTCCGAGACGTTGGTGACGATGTAGCCGGTGCCGGCCGACGCCAGCGAGGTCATCACCGCCGTGGCGTCGAGGCACTCGATCTCGGCGGTTCTTGTGATGAATCCGCCGGTCGCGGACTTGTAGGAAATGCCGCTCGCGTTGACGAGCCCGCGGTGCGACACGTCGATCGCGGTCGCCTCTTGGTTCCACGTGACCGAGATCACGCCCGTCGCGCCGTTGCCGCCCGTTGGTGCGCCGCCGTCCCGACCGAGAGCAACAGCCATGGTTTCTCCTTACTGGACGCCGCGGGTGCAGGACACGGAAAACGTGGTCTTGTCGTCGAGCGGTTCGGACTGGCTGACGCTCGTGACGAGAAACTTGATCGAGGAGAGGTTGTGACCGTTGGCCCCGGAGGCACTGACGGTCACGACGCTGCCGACCGTCACGCCCGGCGCGTCGATGCAGGTCACCTCGAGCGTCTGTTCGGCCCAGCCGCGCAGAATGGTCCGCTCGGTGTCGCCGGCCTTCGTCTTGTCGATCTCGGTGAACGTGGTCGTGATCGACCCGTCGCTCACGTTGGAGATCCCCGTGTAGGTGACGTTCTTGCCGAGAACGATCGTTTCGCCGGCCATGAGAGCCTCCGCTGGGGGTGTGGCTCTATCGTCGGCGGCGAGGCGGCAAGCCCGGAGGGGGTGTGGCGGGTCAGAACAGCTTGAGCTGCTTCTGACCGCCGGACGCCGGGCCGGAAATGAAGTCGCGGAACGCCTCCGGAATCTTCGGCGCGGCCTTCTCGACGCCCTGCCCCATGTACCGACGGCCCTTCACCCGGCGACGGCCCCAGAAGAAACTCTCGCCCCAGATAAGCCGCCGGCCTCGGCGGTATTCCACGAACTCGCGGACGCCCTTCGGCTCGTTTGACAGCGTGCCGAAGACGGCCCCGGCGAACTTCTTCGGGGCTCGCTTCGGGATGACCGAGCCCGGCGTGAACCACAGCGACACGCTGCCGCCGATCTCGTGGAGCTTGTTCATCGACGGAGCCATCCGCGGGCCGATCACCACCGACTGCGTCACCGAGTCGTAGTCGGAAATGATGTCAGACCGCAGGAACCCCTTTGGGAATCGATCGGTTTTCCAGCTCGTCACCCGATCAGGCTTCGGGATCTGGTAACGCTTGATGACGATCTGCCGGCCGTCCTTCGTCCCGCCGTCGATGAATCGCGGGAACGTCAGCTCCTTGCGGACAGACATGGATCGCTGGGTCGCCCGGCGGACTTCCATGCCGGCGATTTTCAGCGCCTTCGCTCGCCCTGTGCCGACACGGGTTTTCAGTTCCGCCCACTTGAAGAGCGTGATGTTTTGAGCCTTGCGGATCGCCCGCCTTTCCGACGGCTCCAGCATCGACAGATCCACGTCAAACTGAATGCCGCCGGCACTCGTGATCGCGGCACGCTGCTTCGGGATCATCCACGTCATGTCAGTGACTCCTCGGAACCTTGAACGTGACGACGATCCCAGCCCGCCACACGTTCCGCTCCTGCAGCGCCTCGCCGGGATTCTTCTCGACGACGATCGTCTGCGGCGACGTGACGCCGGTTGGCCACGTCACGCCCGGCCAATTGTGATCCTCGAGGTAGCCCAGCAGCTCCTCGAGCAGATCAAGCATCACGTCGCAATCCGCCTCTTCCGGCGTGTGCCTGGCAAGGTAAATCTCGACCGCGTAGTCGCGCATGTGGGACGACCGGGCGATCCGCTCCGACTCGATTGAGCCGTCGGTGATGCAGATCACCGGGTCGGCGAGATCCTCGATCTTGTAGGACGGGAAGTTCTTCGTCTCGACCGTGACCGCGTCGGCCGTCGCTGTCCACGTCACCGCGTCGAGAGAGGCGACGAGCGCCGTCATGATGTCGTTCTGCACGCTCACAGGCTCGCCTCCATTGCCGCTGCGTTCCCGACGATCCGTTCGTCCCAATGCAATTGTGCCGCCGCGGCCTTGGCGTGCGTCAGGGCGTCCGCCTTGCGGCCAAGGTGCCAAAGGGCGATCGACGCCAGTTCGGCCGCCCTTGCCCTCGCCAGCGGGTCGGTGGCGTGCGTGGACGCCGGCGACTTGATCGCCTGCTCTGCAAGAGCCGCCGACTCCTGCCAGCGCTCTTGGTGGTGAGCCGCCAACGCCATCCGTTCCCAGGCGTCCGGCTCGGCCGGAGCTTCCTTGGCGGCTCGCTCAAGGTGCCGCACGTCGCCGGTGATCGACGCCAGCCGCCGCAGAGCGTAGGAACGCTCCGTGGGCGAACCGCCCGGCATCTTGAGGTAGGCCGCGAACTCCGCCGCAGCCGTCGGCAGCCCGGCATAGTCCATCTCGCGGGCGAGATACCACCGCGCCCGAGCGTCGGCCGGCGATTCCTTCACCGCCACCCGAAGCAGCGTCATGTCGCTGGAGTGAACCTTCCCGCGGTCCCGGTGGTGCTCGACGACCAGGCCGTCGGCGAACTTCCGCCGCGGCTCGCCCGACCAGCAGACGAGCCCCTCGTGCGTGGCCTGCCGCCAGACGAAGCCCGACCGGGCGTGGACGCGGTCACAGTGGAACCGCAGGAGCGGCTTTCCGGAGTCGTCCATGCTCCACCAGTAGTCGTAGACGAGGTTATTCGCCGTGCCGTCCCACGCAGCCTCGATCGCCGCTCGCCAGCCCGGCTGGGGCCGCTCGTCGAGATCGACCCGGAACGCCACATCGACATCCGGCGGAAGATTGCAGAGAGCCTGCGTCCATGCCACGTCCCACCGCCACGGGACGATGTACGACCGGGCCACGGTGACGCCGGCCGCCTCGAGCTGCTCGATCGTGCCGTCGGTCGATCCTGTGTCGGTGACGACACGGACATCGGAATCGGCGGTCGCCGCGGCCCACGCTTCCGCGTGCCGGGCTTCGTTCTTGGCGAGGGCGTAGATCCCGATTTTCATAGCGTGTACTCCTTCGGGTTTCCCACCGTGTACCACGCCAGCGGCTCCTCGACCCGCATGATTCCCGTCAGCCTGCTGGCCCGCTGCCAGTAGTCCCAATCCTCGCCGAAGCCGGTCGGCTGCTGATCGCCCAACCGCTCGACGATCTTCGTGTGGATCACGGCCGTCGAGTTGATGACGGGATTCGTCGCGCGACAGATCGCCGTCACGTCGCGCGTGTTGTCTTCGATCCGCACGCCCTGCGTCTCGTGGTGGTACCCGCTGACCACACCGTCCGGCGAGCGATTGAAAGCGTTCGCGCAGAGCACCCCATACCGGCCGTTCGATCCCACGGCCGCGAACTGAACCGCGGCCTTCGTCGCCACCCACTCGTCGTCGTCGTCAAGGAACGCCACCCAGCCGGAAAAGCCGATTTTGAGCACGTGCCGGATCGCCTCGTTTCGCACGGTCCCGACGGCGAATCCCGCCCCGGTTTCCTCGCGGCTCGACACGGCGCGCCGCAGGACCGTCAGCCGCGGGCTGCCGACGATCTCTTCGAGCCACTGATACCGCGGATCGTCGGACGCGTCGTCCACGACGAAGACTTCCGCCGGCGTGACGGTCTGCGTCAGCGCTGACCGGATCGCCCGCAGGCAGAGCCGGTAGCGGTTCCGCGTCGGGATCACGACGACGTAGTCATTCACGGCCCCGCCTCCAAGATCGTCTCGTTGTGGTCACACATCCACGGCCGGACGACGTTGTTCCACCTCGCCCAGGCCGTCGCCCATGTGTTTACCTCCCAGGTGACGTGTCCAGCCGCCCGCAGCGCCGTCGCCCGATCAACGACAGCGTCATGCCACGCGAACGCCATCGACCGCGGCACCGTGAACACGCCGCCGGCACACCACCACTCGACGGACCGCCAGTCGGGAATCCGCCTGGGATGCCCCCAGATCGACGCCATGCCTATCCGGTCCCGCGGGGCCGACGCGGCGGCCCGCTCAAGGAACGCCGGCACCATGCCGGCCGTGATGCCCGGCACGTGGAGCAGGCCGAAGTCCATCCAGACGAGGATGTCGGCGTCGGTTTGCTTCGCGGCCTCGGCCACCCATGCGGTTTTCTGGTGCTGGATCGCGTGAAACTGCCGCGTGTCCTTGTCCGGGTTACCCACCGGCAGTTCGGCCCCGTTGGAAAGGTGGTAGTGCCAGCAGTCCTCTACGGTGCCGCCGAAGGTCCGCACCTCGTGCCCGACCGCCTCGGCAGCGCCGACGAGCTGCCGGCCGAGCCGATCGTATTCGTCGTGCGAGCGGTTCGGCAGATCGAGCCGAACGTACCCCGTCACGAGACAGGCGCGAGCAGGTCGCATACATCCTCCTCCGCGATTGAGGTCGTCCACGCCTCGGCATCGTTCACCCCAAAGGCGACGACGATCTGCCCGTCGAGTGCCGCCAGCCCGGCGGCGAACTCGATCGATTTCGTGCTCATGAACGAGAACAGCGGCGACCACCGGCAGAGCGTAAACGACGCGTCGAACCACACAAAGCGGTGCTCGTAGGCTCGCCGGCCGTCTTCGATGTGCGCGACTTCGTGAACGATCGCCAGCCACCCGTTGCGGACCGGCACGAGCTGCCCGCCTCCCCGAAAGCCCTTGGCGAGGTGCGGAGCCGCCCCGCGGCCGGTCACCTCGTAGACGCCCGGCATCTCGGCGTCGGCCGCCACCGTGACCGTCTGCCCGCCGTGGTTCGCGGCGTAGAGCCAGCCGTCCTGGCCGTCTATCGGCATCCAGTTCTTTTCGTGGACGCCGAGCCCTTCCCATTCAAGGACTTTGAGCCCGTGCAGGCGGGCCTCGCTCACGTCGAGGTCGGCCACGCCGATCCGGCACTGCCCCGTCCACGGCGCGGCATCGCGGACCGTGGCTGAGACGCCGACGCCGCGAGGCGTCCGGCGGAGCCGGCAGTCTTCGAGGCCGTGGACCGCGAATCCGTTGGGCTCGTAGGCGGGCGGGACGATCACCTTCGCGTCGTAGGCGTTCCCGTCGCGGTCGATCCGGCAAAAGATGTTTTCCGTGCGAATCGCCCCGCCGTCTTCCGGCGGGATCACATACCGGCCGGCGGCGTCGATCCGGTAGTTGCTCGATCGCACGATCGCCAAAAGGCCGGTGCCGTCGGCAAGGATCGTCGGATTGAAGGTTGACCAACCCGCGTGGGCCGGCTCGACTTCGATCCGCCTGGGCGTGTGGTAGGCCAGCTCGGCGAGCAGCGGCGTGTACCACGTGCGGTTCGCCCGAGCCTGTCGCTCGAGGTCGTCCGGCAGCGGCATGTTGAGTAGCCGGTCGCTTGCTCGTCGTCCCGTCTCGATCTCGCCGCAATAAAAGGCGTGAATCGCCAAGGCGTGTAGGTGCTCGTGCATGCGGTCCTCCTCGGCTGGCAATCGTGCCGGGAGGGCGGGGGGCGGCGGAGGGGGTGCGTCAGTCGGCTGACGGCATCGGCTCAGGCTGGGGCATCATCGCCACGGCTTCATCCCACGGGATCACCTCGACGGCCCCCCCGAGAACGGCTTGATCCGCCGCCGACCACATGGCAGCCAGGAGCCCGCCGGCCGCCACTTCCGTCAGCACATCGGCACCCAACATCAGCCGTCCATCGACGAGCGGCGACGGCACCGGGACGCAGTTGCTCGATCCGTAGGCGGCGTGGAGTTGGCCGAGCCGAGCGGCGAGGGCGGGCGAGAACACGAGCGCGAAGCCTCTGGCCTCGGCGTCACTGATCGGGATGGAGAGGTCACGCAGCAGCATCGCGTCACCTCCCGAGCGCGGCGTTAAATCGCGCGAACGCGGCAAC